TCGAATACGAACCAAGATGTAATTCAAATCTTGGCGTTGATGAACGCTGCCGGTTATGAGTTCTTGCGAAAGCATGACTGGCGGGAACTAACCAAACAACATACATTCACCACGGTATATACCCAAACAACGGGTAACGTGACGCTGAACACATATACGATTACCGGCATCCCATCGACAGCTGGGCTTGATACAACGTACCAAGTGGTTGGCAACGGCATTTCAAACGCTTGTTATATTGAGTCGGTTGACTCAGCTACGCAAGTAACCGTCAATTTGCCATCCACAGGGACGTATACAGGGGCTACGATCACTTTTGAAAAGGTGAAGTACGAGTTACCCTCAGATTACGAATCAACCGTACCACGCACCCATTGGGACAAATCAAAACATTGGGAAATGCTTGGGCCTGAAAGCCCACAGCAATGGGAATGGCTGTTGTCGGGCTTTATCGCTACTGGCCCACGGATTCGCTGGCGCTTGTTGGGTAAATACTTTCAAATTTGGCCTGGCGTTTCGACAAACGAGCTTTTAGGCTATGAGTATCGTTCAAAAGGTTGGGCATTATCTGACACGGGAACAGTAAAAAATTCATTTACTGCCGACACAGATACCTGTATTTACCCAGATCGATTGATGGTATTGGCTACCAAGCTCAAGTATTTTGAGGCTAAAGGCTTCGATACTACGGCGATGTATCGCAACTATATCGAGGAATTTGAGATTGTTCGGGCGCAGGATACTTCAGCGGCTAACTTGTCGTTTGCACCACGCCCAGGCACGGTCTTGATCGGCTACGACAATATTCCTGATACTGGCTACGGGACAAACTAATGGCAAGCCGACTTGTTCAAGGTACGGCGGCACGGGTTCAGTCATTGCCAGCGCCTATCGGTGGTTGGAACGTGCGGGATTCCATTGCAAACATGGATACACTCGATGCCGTTCAATTAACCAATTTGTTCCCCACAGTCAACAATGTGGTGTTGCGTGGTGGATATACAAAATATTCTACCGGCATCACGGGTCAAGTTCAGACCTTGATGGGTTATTCAAGCGGTGCGACTGACGAATTGTTTGCAATTGCAGGAACGTCGATATACGACTGTACTGCTGGCGGTGCGGTTGGCGCAGCTGTCAAGACGGGTTTAAGTAACGCAAAATGGGAGTACACCAACGTCACAACGCCTGCCGGCGGCTACTTGTATTTGGTCAATGGCGTAGATGCACCGTTACTATATGACGGGTCAGTATGGACAAATCCAACTATTACTGGTGTTGGGGCAAGTAGTTTAAGCAATATTGCCATTTTCAAAAACCAAGTTTGGTTTACGCAAAACAATTCGCTCAAGGCATGGTATTTGCCAACTTTGAGCATTGCCGGCGCAGCTAATGCAATTGACATGAGTTCGGTTGCCCAACTTGGTGGGTTTTTGGTTGCTGTAGGAACATGGACGATTGATGCAGGCTATGGCGTAGACGATAACCTAGTGTTTATAACGTCCAATGGCGAAATTATTGTGTGGGCGGGTACTGATCCCTCAGATTCTACAAAGTGGGCGCTAATAGGCGTTTGGAGGGTTGGTAAGCCCGTTGGCAAGCGATGCCTACTAAAGTACGGCGGCGATATGCTGATGCTGACGTACAACGGTCTATATCCTCTTGCCGCAAGCCTGCAATCATCCAGACTTGATCCCCGTGTTGCGCTATCGGACAAGATACAAGGTGCATTTACTGCCGCAACGCAACAATATGGTGGTAATTTTGGGTGGGATATTATTTTTGACCCGCAACACAATGCGTTGACCGTTAATGTGCCAGTTGCTGAAGGTCAACAGCAGCAATATGTGATGAATAACATCACAAAAGCCTGGTGCAACTTTACAGGCCAAGCTGCTAATTGTTGGGCAATCTTTGACAACGAGCCGTACTGGGGTGGCAATGGATTTGTTGCCCATGCGTGGGATGACAATTACGCTGATGATGTAAGCGACATAAACGGCTATGCGTTACAAGCGTTTAATTACTTTGATGCCCGCGGGTACAAAAAATATTTCACTAGAGCTAGACCGTCAATTTTTACAAACGGAACACCGTCAATATTCATTGGTTTAAACATGGATTTTGACTTGGCAGATACGACTGCTGCGCTAAGTTTCAGCCCACAAGTATCTGCTAAATGGGACGTTGCTTTGTGGGATGTAGGCTATTGGGCAACGGACACGGTAATCACAAACAATTGGCAAGGCGTAACTGGCATTGGCTATTGCGCTGCAACACAGTTTAAATCTGCCTCTCAAGGAACGACAATTCTATGGGCATCGACGGACATTGTTTACCAACAAGGTTGGGGTGGCATATAACCCAAGGCGTTGATGTAGGCCATTGGGTTGCTGAACGAGTACAGGGTAAATATTTTGCAGATGGGTCGCAAGCAATTGGGTTAGAGCGTGACGGTCAAATTATTGCAGGCGTGATTTACGAGAATTGGAATAAAGCCTCGATTGTGTGCCACATAGCAATTGAAGGTCGTATAACAAAAGGGTATTTAAAAGCGATATTTAGCTACCCTTTTGAGTTTTGTAAGGTAAAAAAGATTATTGTGCCGGTGAGCAGTACCCATGCAAAGAGCCTAAAATTAGTTACCAAGATGGGTTTTGTTAAAGAAGCAAGGGTAAAAGATGCAGCACCGGATGGCGATATTATATTTTTGACATTGGCAAAAGAAAATTGCCGATTTCTAGGGGTTCAAAATGGGTAAATCGAGCGCAGCACCACCAGCACCAGATTATATTGGCGCAGCCAAGCAGCAAGGTAAAGATAACCTTGAATCTGCTAGACAGTCGAACATTATGGCTAATCCCAATATGTTTACGCCATTTGGGAATCAAACTGTTTCTTACTCAAACCCAACATTTGACCAAGCCTCGTATGATGCAGCGTTGGCTAAATACAACGCTGGCAACGTAGACCGCAACACATTTATGAGGGCAGGCAGTCCCGAAGGCGATACGGTTACAGGTTCGACATATTTTGACCAAGCTGGTTACGATGCTGCACAAGCAAAGCGAGGCGCTGCGCCAACCCGTGAAGGGTTTATGACTGGTGGAGGTCAACCGACTGTTACCCAAACCCTTACCCCACAAGCGCAGCAGACTTTAGAGTCGCAACAGCGTGTGCAAACTGCATTAGCAAACCTTGGTGAAAGAGGCATTTCAAATGCTTACGCTACGCTTTCGCAGCCATTTACCCCAACATCAACAGATATTAAAAAAGATTTTGGTGGTTATGGCGCTGTACCGTTAGCCGATCAATATGGGTTAGCACAAGCAAAAACAGCTGCCGACACTTATGGTTTGGCACAACGGCAAATAGATACAAGCGGCTTGACGCAAATGCCTACTAATTCAGGCATCAATGCTCAACAAGCTATCTTGGCAAGACTTGACCCAACCATTCAGGCCGGTGATGTATCGTTTAGGCAAGCATTGGCAAACCAAGGTTTAGCGCCAGGCACAGCTGCCTACGATGCGGCGTATAGAAACCGTCAAATGGGCATTAATGACTTGTATAGCCAAGCTGCGCTGCAAGGCATCAACATCGATATGGCGGCTCGTCAGCAAGGATTAAACGAGAAACTATCGCAGGCTGGTTTATACAACACCGCAGTTGGTCAAAACTTTGGTCAAGGAGTTACAGCCGATCAACTTGCAAACGCCGTTGTAGGTCAGAATTACGGTCAAGGAATGACCACTCAAGGCACTCAATACAGCCAAGCGTTAAACAAAGCCCAATTTCAAAACACCGCACAGCAACAGCAATTGGCGCAAGATTTGGCGCTACGGGCGCAACCGATTAACGAAGTCATTGGGCTTATGGGCGGCTCACAAATTCAATTGCCACAGTTTGCAGGCTATCAAGGTACAAGCGTTGCACCAGCACCAACCTTTGCGGGTACGCAAGCGCAAGGCCAAGCTGATATGTCACGGTATGGTATTCAGCAAGCTGGCGCTAATGCGGGGATTCAAGGTATCACTAGTTTGGCATCAACTGCGGCAATGGCTTATTTCTAATGCTTGGACTAGCGTTCTCAGGCGGGAAAGATTCTTTAGCGTGTTGGTACTTGTACCGTGAAAAGAATCCCATCGTTTTTTGGGCAAATACGGGCAAGTCTTACCCTGAAACGATGGAGATCATTGAACAGGTAAAGGCGGAGGCGGTTGAGTTTATTGAAGTTAAGTCAGATCAAGAGCAGCAGATTAAGTTTTACGGCTATCCAAGTGATGTTGTGCCGGTTGACCATACCCTCGAAGGCATGGTGTTTGCGGGTGACAAGCCAGTACGAGTACAGAGTTATTTAAACTGTTGTTGGGCAAACGTAGGGCAACCTCTAACAGAGGCAATTGCAAAACGTGGCATTACGCATTTGATTCGTGGGCAAAGGCTTGATGAAAGCCACAAATCCACGGCTCGGCACGGGTCGGTAGTAAATGGTGTGACTTACATTCAACCGATAGAAACATGGACTAAAGAAGAAGTTTTGGCGTTTTTACGGACTCAATGTCAGTTACCAGAACATTATGCAATCGACCATTCAAGCCTTGATTGTTACGATTGCACAGCGTATTTGGCGCACTCAGCGGATCGAGTGGCATGGATGAAAGAAAAACACCCAAATTTGCATGAAAAATATAAAATAAACATGGCGGCACTAAAGTCTGCCTTGTTGCCTACTTTAGAGTTATTAAGGAATTGCGATGCTTAATCAATATGTAAACCTTTCTCCGCAACAGAAAATGGCTCAAATGCTGCAACAGCAAGCCCAACAGACTTCTTTGCAAGGTCAACAAGAAATGCCGCAATCAATGGGTCAAGCCGCATCACAAAACCCGTTTGGCGGCGTTCAAGATGCAATGAAAATGTACAACCAGTTTAATCAGCAAGGCGATATGCAGGATTATAAAGATTACATTGCCCGACTTAAACTTGGTCAAGCACAAACTGGCGGTATGTTTGATTCGGCTAATGCTCAAGCGCCAAAATATACTGGTGACATGGGGACTTAATCATGGATTTGGATTACAACACTAGATTAGCGGCGATTCAGCGCAACGAAAAGTTAGCGCAAATTATGCAACAGCAGGCTTTTCAGCCAATTGATATTCAAAGCTATCAAGGCATCCAAGCGCCTATTTCCCCTTTGTCGGGGCTTGCTAAAGTGTTGCAAGCCTACATGGGCGCAAAAGGCACGGGCGATGAAGAACGCATTAAGCTGAACCAAGAGGCCAAGGCCGAAGCGCAACAAATGTTGTCAGGGTTGCAAGACAGGCCAGCCTCGCTTGGTCGTGCTGCCATCATGGGTATGCCTGAAATTCAAGCACGACCTGCAACGTCATTTGCGCCAATGGGTTCGGACTTTGAGGACAATCCAAATCTGCAAACAGCACCGTCGGGCAACGTGGAAACGCCTGCTGTGGCGTATCAGCCTGCTGTTGCACCACAAGCAGCAATCCCACCGCAAGCGGCGCAACAATTAACTAATGAACAAAGAAATAAAAAATTAGTTGAAATAATGATGGGTCAAAACCCATACGCATCACCCGTTGCTAAGTTAATGTATGAAAGCTTAGAGAAACAAAACACAGGGCCATTGGCTGAATATCGTCTTGCTCAACAACAAGGCTATACAGGAACAATTGATCAGTACAAGACGCAACAAGCTCAAGCAGGGCGTTCAATTACCAATGTCAGTATGCCTACGTCTATGGCCCCCATGTTTGTCAGAAACCGCATTACTGGCAAAAACGAATATGTGCAGCCAGATAATCGTGGCAATTTCAACATGGCTAATTATGAGCCAGTACCGACTCAAACACCTCTTGCACAAGAATTAGCTGACGCAGGAATTACACCTGACAATCCTAAATTCCAAGAATTAGCAACAGCGTTTATTAACAAAAAATTAACGCAAGTTATTGCGCCTAATGCAACTGTTGTATCTCCTACAGGTAGCCAATCACAAGCAACGCCAGCGCCATCTGAAGGCACGACAAACATGATGATTGATGGCAAACTTACTGCTGTTCCAATTGCACAAGCGGCAGAGCTAAACGCCAAATATGAAGGGCAAAAAACAGCAGCGCAACAAGGTGCAATAGCTGCGCTTGATCTTGTTACGGTTTACGATAAAGAAGGCAAAGCCTCTTTTGTGCCGAGATCACAAGCTGTTACGGCTGCAAACACGGGGAATCCATTGCTTGCCAAGCCTGACGTAAAAACTACGCAAGGTCAGACGGTTCTTGATTTGGCAGAAAGAGCAAAGAAAGTATTGCCACAATCATCATCTGGTTTGATTAGTAGCTTGTTTACAATGGCAACCGATGCCGCGGGTATTCCAACAGACAAATCAAAAGCTGATGGGCAATTGCGAGTTATTGGCGGTGCTTTAACGTCTAATATTCCTAGAATGGAAGGCCCGCAAAGTGATGCAGATAGATTGTTGTATCAACAATCGGCAGCTGACGTTGCAAATCCAAACAAACCTTATCAAACACGCATGGCGGCGTTGGAAACCGTTATTGGGCTGAACGAGAAATACGCAGCTACGCCAACTGCACCACCGCCAGGCTCTGTTCGTAGGATTACTCCAAAATGACAACAGCCACTTTTGAAGTCAAGATTGGCAAAGAAGTCTATGAGGTAGATGCCAAAGACGAGAATGAGGCGTGGAAACTAGCTAATACGTTTCATGCCCAAACGCCACCGCCTGCGCCACCTGAGAAATCAACAGGCGAAAGCATTATGTCGGCGGTTAAGGACTTTCCCCGACAAGTTGGTTTGACTGGTCGGTACGCTATTGAGGGCGCAGCAAATACATTAGGATTGCCTTTAGAGCCTATGCGGATGGGAGTTAGTGCAATTTCACAACTTGCCGGTGGGCCACCAGCAGCATCAATGTCAACGTATGGCACAAAGTTAGCCGATCTGCTTGGATTGCCAAAACCTAAAGAAACGTCTGTCATGGACACTCGGACAGGTTTGGCTAATGTATTGCCAAGCGAACAAGTTGTGGGTGACATTACTACGTCAATGGCATCAACGATCCCAATGGTATCTGGTGCTGGTGCGATTGCTAAAAACACCACCGGGATTACAAGCAATGTTGCCAATCAGTTGGCATCTAACCCCATGCTGCAATACGGATCGGCAGCTGGCGCAGGGTACGGCAGCGGGTTAACAAGAGAATCAGGCGGCGATCCTTTACAGCAATTCTTTGCAGGATTGGGCGGCGGTATGCTTGCGCCTGCTGCATACGGTGGGGCAAAGTCTTTACTTACGTCTGCCGGTCAAAAGGTAGCACCAACGCTAACTGGCAAATTAAATCCTGCCGCTGCAATTCCAAACCCTGCCGAAGTCGATCAAATTATCACTTTAAAGCTCGGTCAGTCAGGCATTGATTTCAGCCGATTGCCAGACCAAGTACGCAAGTCGCTTACGGCAGACGTTGCAAACGCTTTGCGAACTGGCGGTGACTTGGGCGGCGATGCAATGCGTCGATTGCTTGATTTCCGCATGGTTGAGGGTACAACGCCAACTAAAGGCATGATTACGCTTGATCCAAGGCAAATCACGTTAGAGCAAAATCTAGCCAAAACAGGCATGAACTCTGCCGACCCTAATCTGCAAACATTAGGCAATGTGCAAGCGGCAAACAACAAAGCATTGATTGATGCGTTAAACGCCAGAGGTGCGGGTAACGTACAAGCGCCGTATTTAATGGAGGCAGGCGAGGCAAGTGCGACAAAAATTGCCGCAGAAGATGCTGCAAAGAAAGCAGCAACGTCTAAGTTATATGACGAGGCAAGCGCTTTGCCAGGCGGTACAACACCGTTGAATCGTGCAGATTTACTTAACAACATTGATACATTGTTGGCAAAATCAAACGCTAACGCATTTTTGCCACCTGAAATTCGGTCAATGCTGAACGAGTTAAGTGCCGGTCAAACAACTATTAACGGTAAAACGTTTCCTGTGCCGTTTGATACCAATGCACTTGATACATTGATGACCATGATTGCAACAGCGCAGCGTGGTGCGAATGGAAACACAAAAAACGCTTTAAGTTTAGTGCGTCAAGCTATTGATGAAACTGACATTGCGCCAGTTAAAACAGAGTTTGGCGGCAATCAATTGGTAACAGAGGCCGGTGGCAAGTTTTTGCAAACGCAAGACGCTCAAGCTGGTGAACTCTTGGCGGCATTAAACAAAGCACGGGCAAGTCATCGTGATCGCATGAGTTGGCAAGAATCAACCAAGCCGATTGAACAAACCGTTGATGGAATGCAACCTGACCAGTTTGTACGCAAATTTGTTCTTAATGGGGATGTTGCAGACGCAGCATCAGTTGCTAACTCAGGCAACCCAGCAGCCACAAAGTCAGCCATTTTGACGCATTTGAAAGATCGAGCGTTAGGCGGCAGATCAGACGAGGTTGGTACATTTGGTGCTGCAACGTATAACAAAACGCTTAAAGAGATTGGCGATAAAAAACTAGCCTTGTTCTTTACACCTGAAGAAATTGGTGAATTAAAGCGTTTGGGCCGTGTTGCTGAATACACAACGGTACAGCCTAAAGGCTCGGCAGTTAACAACAGCAACTCTGGCGCTTTAGTTCTTGGTGCGGGAATTGACTTGCTTGCATCTGCTACTGGTCTGAGTGGTTTTGGTGTTGGTGCAACACTTGCCATTCCGTTTGGAAAAAAGATGTTGCAAGGAACGTTAAACTCAGCAGAACAAAAGCGAGCTTTAGACATGGGCAAAGCATTATCAACTAAAGTGCCAGGCTTTTCTCTCGGTGAACGAGCTGTGCCAGCATCCATTTATGCGGGGCTTTTGACTAATCCCCAAGTTGGTCAACAATAAGAGGTAATCAATGAGCTACAACGGCAGCGGTACATTTGTAATCAACTCAACGGGTCAGCCAGTTGTCACAGGCACAGTCATCTCATCGACAGCGTTTAATGCGCTAACCGCTGATTTGGCTACCGGTCTATCGACAGCGCTTACCAAAGACGGTCAAACAACACCGACAGCTAATCTTCCAATGGGGACTTTTAAGTTCACGGGATTGAGTGCGGGTTCGGCAGCGACTGATTCTGCAAATATTGCACAAGTGCAAAACTCGTTTGGCTCGTTCTTAACGGTATCGGGAACAGACACGATTACAGCGACTGTCAGCCCAGCATTGACTGCATACGCATCTGGTCAAATGTTTGCTTTTGTTGCAGCTAATACAAATACTGGTGCGGTGACAATCAATATTAGTTCGTTAGGTGCAAAATCAATTACCAAAAATGGCACAACGGCGTTAGCAGCCGGCGATATAACTGCTAACTATTTGTTTGTTATTGTTTACGACGGTACGCAATTTCAAGTAGTTGGGGTATCTGCAACAACATTTACAGATTTGACAATTAGCGGCGTTTTAACGCTTTCAGGCGCAGGCGTTCAATTAAATAGTTCTGGTACTGGCGCATGGAAATTGCCTGTTGGTACTACTGCACAACGTCCTACAGGTGCGTCAGGATTGATTCGCCAAAACTCCACAACGGGCAATCCTGAGTGGTATGACGCTACAACATCGCAATGGCTGCAATTTAGTCAGCCTGCTGGTTATGCAGTTAATTACCTTGTTGTTGCAGGCGGTGGCGGCGGCGGTGGATACAATAACGGTGCAGGTGGTGGCGCAGGGGGTTTGTTAACTACGTCAACAACTTTATCAACAGGTTCTGTTTATACAATTACGGTTGGTGCTGGTGGTGCAGGAGGTAGCGCAGCATCAGGTAACGCTGCAAACGGCTCTGCTAGTTCTATTAGTTCAATAGCAACGAGTACAGGCGGTGGCGGCGGCGGTGGATTCGATGGTTCTTCTGGAGGTACGGCAGGGTCATCAGGTGGTTCTGGGGGCGGCGGTGGTGCGGGTTCTGCATCCGCAGGAGGGGCTGGAACAAGCGGGCAAGGATTTGCAGGAGGAAATGGTACAGGTACTGGAACTGCTGCGGGAGGCGGTGGCGGTGGTGCATCTGCTGTGGGCAACAACGCATCAAGTGGGGTAGGCGGTAATGGTGGTGCTGGCGTGTCAAACAGCATTTCTGGTGCTGCTGTAAATTATGCTGGTGGCGGGGGTGGGTCTACTGGAAGTGGGACAGTAGGAACTGGGGGATTAGGTGGTGGCGGTGCTGGCGCAATTAGCAGTACAGGAACAGCAGGCACAGCAAATACAGGCGGGGGCGGTGGCGGCAAATATACAGGTTCTGGTACTTTTGGCGGCGCAGGTGGTTCAGGCATTGTAATCATCAGCTACCTCGGCTCACAGCGTGGCACAGGCGGTACGGTTACATCGTCGGGTGGTTACACAATACACACTTTTACATCGTCTGGCACATACAACGCATAAGGAAAATCATGGGACATTTTGCAAAAGTAGTAGACGGTAAAGTTACGCAAGTAATTGTTGCAGAGCCAGAGTTTTTTAACACGTTTGTGGATTCAAGCCCTGGCACATGGTTGGCAACTTCATACAACACCGTTGGCAACAAACATACAAAAGGCGGCACTCCTTTGCGAGGCAATTACGCTGGAGTTGGCTACACTTATGACGCTCAAAAAGATGTTTTTTACGCACCGCAACCATTTCCAAGTTGGACGTTAAGTGCTGATTATTTGTGGGAAGCGCCAGTCGCAATGCCTGATGACGGTAAAGCGTATTTTTGGGATGAGTTAAAACAATCATGGATAGAAAATGCTTAAATCTGTCGCAATATGGTTTGTTAAGTCGGTTGGCCTAATTGGATTGACTATCTTAGCGTTCCCTCTTGCGCCATTTTTAGCGTTGTTTATTGTCCACGCAGAAGAATCTGAAACAACTGGGTTTCCCTCGTTGTATCCTGGCAAGTTGCGTGAGTTTCTTATCCCTAGCTTGCGTATTTGGCAATCACCAGATGCACCGCTAGATGAGTGGTGGTACGGCGATTATCCAAGCCCGTTAAAACTTAAATACGACCAGGCGTATTACGACAACCATTACTGGCTACGCTACGCTAGTCGAGTGTTTTGGTTGTGGCGCAATGCGGCGTATGGCTTTGGTGCAAAGTGGGGCTATGCAGACAAAGGCACGTTTGCTCTGTATACCAAAGACAATGACGATCAATGGAAGTCAGGCAAGAACGTTTGCAGTTTTTGGAAAGTGTGTAATAGTGATGGTGACATAGGTTGGTTGCTACGGGCGCAAGTTTATTTTTACAAAGACCGATGCGTGGAAATTATCTTTGGATACAAGTTGTTAGGTGAAACCGTTAATGGTAAAAAGCTAGTTGCTATTCAATGTTCACCATTTAAAAAATATCCGGAGTAATTCATGGATTGGCAGAATTTTATCAACGTGGGCGCTGGCTGTTTGTTAGCAGTTGGTGGATGGTTTTGCCGTCAATTGTGGGATTCGGTTAAAGAGTTGAAGGCAGACATTGCTGGGCTTAGATTACACGTTAGCGATTCATACGTTAAAAAATCAGAAATGGATACGCTTAAATCCGAAATGGACAAGCGTTTTGATCGAGTTGAAATGTTGCTTGATCGACTGTTTGACAAACTAGAGTCTAAGGTAGACAAGTGACAGACCGTTGGAAAAACAGGCGTTGGATGGCATGGCTATCAATGCTTGCTGCGCTAGTCTTTCCCTTGCTTATCCTAGTGTCCGAGTCCCCTACCCTTGGCACTATAGCCATGCCGTTCTATATCTTTGTCAGCGCCGTTGTAGGCTCTTATATGGGCTTTGCAACAATAGATGACAACAACTTTAGAGGGCATTGATGTTCCCAATATTTCCTAGTGCTTTGTGGATGAAACTTGGTGCAATTCTTGCGCTATGTGCGCTAATGTACTTTTTGGGGTGGAACAATGAACACAAGAAATTCGTTGCTTTTCAGGCTGAGATTGCTGCATTGGGTAAAGCACAGGAAACCATTAACGCTGCCAAGGTGAAAGAGCATGAAACTATATCGACTTCAATCGCAAATCAATATGAAGCTCGTTTGTCTGCTGTTCATAGTTATTACACTGACAGGGTGCAGCTCAACACCAGTAGCGGTAACTTGCCCACCGTTTCCAAGCCCACCAGTTGCCCTAATGCAGCCATCCCCGACGCAGTTTCTGCTCGACAATGCGCTGAAACGACCTTAATGTTGACCGAATTGCAGAACTGGGTACGGAGTATCAAATGACTGTTGCTGACCGTATAACAATAATCTGTTGTATATCTCTTGCCATCGTGCTGCTGTCAACGGTGGTCGTGGTGTTGATTGGATTGTTTGATCCACTAGTCGATAACGCTGAGATATTTAAATTAATTAACCCATCGTTTAACATGATCGTTGGGGCTTTTGTAGGCACGATTGCCGGCATAAAGATTGGCAAGGATGATGCAAAATGATTACGCAACAAGAATCTCTAGAATTGTTTGAATACAAAAACGGCGATTTAATACGCAAGAAAAACAATAAAGTGATGAAATCACCAACTTATTTTGGGCATTTGCGAGCTAGGATAAAAGGGAAAAATTATTTGGTTCACCGTCTTGTCTTTTTAATGCATCACGGTCATTTGCCTAAACAAATTGACCACATCGACGGAAACCCTGCAAATAACAAAATTGATAATTTAAGAGAAGCATCTCAATCTCAAAATATGTGGAATAGAAATGCTAATACAAATTCTATGTCCAAGATAAAAGGTATCAAGTTGCATCAAAGCGGTAAATATCAAGTCAGGGTACAAGTTAATAAAAAAAGTATGTATTTGGGGTTGTATGTTGATTTAGAACTTGCAGAATTAGTTGCAATTGAGGCTAGAAACAAATTTCACGGGGTATATGCAAATCATGGTTAGCAATTGGGACAATTCTTTTAAATTGATGCTGAAGTCGGAAGGCGGGTTTGTAAACCATCCAAGTGATCCTGGCGGTATGACAAACCTTGGCGTGACTAAAGCAACTTGGGAGAACTGGGTAGGCCGTGAGTCAGACGAAGCTGAAATGCGTGGGTTAACACCGGAAAAGGTTGAGCCTTTGTACAAAAAAAAGTATTGGGACGCTGTGCGTGGTGACGAGCTGCCGATGGGTCTTGATTACCTGATGTTTGATTTTGCCGTTAATGCTGGCGCAGGCAGAGCAATTAAAACGTTGCAAACCGCAGTTGGGGTTACGCCAGACGGTGGGTTTGGGCCGATGACGATGGCAGCTGTGCAGGCCGTTGAGCCAAATGAGTTGATTGAGCGATTTAGCCAAGCCAAAGAGGACTTCTATCGGTCTTTGACTACCT